AATTCTTAATTCAAGATAAACTGCTATTTTAGGATTTCCTAAATGAATATGTTTTGTATAAAAAAATAAAATGATTTCCCATAGGTCGCTATATTGTCCTGCACAAATCAATTCTGCACTCCAATAACATGCTGGCTCTATTTTGGAATTAATTAAACTATTTAGCAATTCTTTTTTAACATCTGTTTTCTTAAACTTTGAAAAAGAAACCCCTTTAAAATCTCCGATAGTTCTAATATCATTTATTTCTGTATCTCCCATATAATTAAAAAATATACAAAAAAAATAACAACAATACATATAGATGAAAATACTTAAATCCATTACTACTTTTTATAATAAATTATCACCTTTCGGAAAAATATTAATTTTTTTATCTATTATTTTATCTCTTGTTATCATGTTCAAAAATAAAATTTTAAAAGAAGGTATGATTGATAATAGTAAAATTATAATTAAAAATGGTGATGATATTTATGATGACTTTTATGCAAGTGTTTATGACTATTTAGTATATAGTGAAGCTAAAAATGACTATGAAGTTGGTAGCATAATTAATTCAACAAAACCCACACAAGCAAGCATTATTGCCGATATTGGCTGTGGAACTGGTCATCACACATATGCACTTAAAGATAAAGGTTTTAATATTATTGGAATTGATAAGTCTTCTGCAATGATTCAAGAAGCCAAAAAAAAATATCCTAGTGGAAAATTTATGAAGGGAGATGCTATGGATAATAGATTATTTAAAACAGATTCACTTACTCATATTCTTTGTATGTATTTTACTATTTATTATATAAAAGACAAACACCGTTTTTTTGATAATGCTATGAATTGGTTGATGCCTGGAGGTTATCTAGTTGTTCATTTAGTAGAGAGAGAAACGTTTGATCCTATTTTACCACCTGGAAATCCATTATATATTGTTAGTCCACAGAAATATTCTAAACAACGAATTACTGATACAAAAGTAACATTTGAAGATTTTGTTTATACATCAAAATTTGATTTGAATAAAGAGAGAAATCAGGCAACATTTGATGAAAAATTCAAATATAATGATGGAAAAGTTCGTAAGCAGCAGCAGGTGCTTTATATGGATGATACATCTACTATTGTAAATATGGCACAAGATGTCGGATTTATAGTGCAATCAAAAGTAGATCTAGTAAAATGTGGTTATGAAAGTCAATATTTATATATTTTTGTTAAACCATCTTAGAAAATCTACATAAATACATAAATACATAAATACATATTTATAAAAGTATTTATGCTATCAAAAATTGCAAAAATAAATGGAATATATAATATTTTATGTGCTCTAAGTATTTTAAAAATGATTAATATTCCTATTTTACAAATTATTAATTTACAAATGTTTAAAAATGTGAATTATGATCCAATATTTGAGAGATTTTTTGCCTATTGGATATTCACTTATGGCATTATCCGCATAAAATACAATATTTTCGTACCCTATTCTTATTATATAGAGGCACTTTTTGTTGCCAATGAGTGTCTTGTCCATGAAACAATTGTTTTTGAAAAAGGTATGTTTGTTATTATATCATCGGGATTATTAGGTTACTTGGTAGAATTAGACTTAAAAAATTATAGTTAGTAATAATAAATTAAATAAGGCAAAATTACTAAAATATTCTTCTCTCCAATAATATGTTAGAATACTTATCTTATATATTATTTTTTAGTACTCTCATTATTTTATTAGTATACGGATATATCCGACTCAAATTTGGCTTCTGGGCTTTGCAACCTGTTTTTCACATATATGATATCGGATATCTAATAAAAACTCCCGGGATTATTGACCATAATCTTCCCAAAAAAAATAAATATACAAATTTCAAAAATATTGAAACAATATTGTTTCCCGATTTAACCAGTGTACAAATACAACGATTTGTTAACTTGATTAAGGCAAATTATCTACAAGATAAAGACAATGTATTCAATCCTCGTGAAGAAAATATTATACCTTATTTAAAAGGTCATAATGATAAAACATTTATATCTTTATACAATGAAGAATTATTACGAATGGACTTAAAAAAAGGCACTACTATAAGTACTGATAATACAATTGGAGTTATGACGACACGACCCGTGCATATTGCGATTCATTCAAAAGATGCTAAATTTGACGCCTATTATGTGGATTATTTATGTGTAGATAAAATGCAAAGGAAAAAAGGAATAGCACCACAATTAATACAAACTCATCATTATAATCAAAGATTATTGAATAAAAATATAGTTGTTTCTCTCTTTAAGAGAGAAGATGAATTGACGGGGATTGTACCTTTAACAATATATTCAACATATGGGTTCTCTGTAAAGACATGGACAAAACCTGATGATTTATCAGGAGAATATACACTTTTAGAAATAAACTCCCAGAATTTACATTTCCTAACAAATTTTATAAGAGAGAAAGAACCAGAATTTGATATATCTATATGTGTAGAAGTAACAAATATAATAGAGTTAATAAAGACGAAAAATATTTTTGTTTATGTAATATTATCTGAGGATACAATTATAGCTGCATATTTTTTTAGAAAATCCTGTATACAAGTTGAAAAAGGAATGGAAGTTCTTACATGTTTTGCATCTATTTGTGATTGCGACACAAATATTTTTTCACAAGGGTTCAAAATAAGTTTTTGGAAAATAGCAGCTGAAAATTTTTTTGGGTTTGCTGCCATTGAAAATATATCACATAATAACATCATTATTGATAATATTATATTGAAAACTCAACCATCTATTACTAGTCCTACTGCGTATTTTTTTTATAATTTTGCTTATCCCACTTTTTCATCCAATAAAGTACTCATTATTAATTAATTAATTTTAATAAATTTTTATTTATCATTATCACTACCAGAGTCCTTGCCTTCTTCTTCCTTTTTAGCATCCTTTGCATCACAATCTTCGCAATATTTACCTAGGTCAATATATCTTTTGCGTTGCTCTCTACCAAGAGACTTACACTTTCTCATAATATTATTTGTTAAATTCAAATTTTTTGTATCATTTTTTAACTCTTGTGTAGGTTGAAAAACTTGTGCACCTTGTTCCAATAAAAAAATTTGGTTCTTCTTATTATAAAATAAAATTGGATTATCATCTTGATCCATTTCAATAATACCGCAAGTACAATAATCCATATGAACAACATCATTACCTTTTTTACAGCGATTATCAATACAATCTACATCATTCATATATTCTTCAAAAAAATCCTGAGCTTCTTCTCTAGTATTAAACAGAAAAATCTTTGGAGGATTAATTGTGATAGATGTAAGTCTCAATCTAGTAGCTTCATCCTCATAATATTGAAAATCGTAACAACCATTATGAGTATTATGTATTACAATGTATTTTACCATGTATATTATATTTCTATAGCATTTTTGGTTTAAATCGTTTTATTATATTTATCTTTGATTATTAAATTAAAATACGCATATAGAATATATATGTATCACTTACTTGGTTCAATACTATTGAGAACAATTGATCCGTATTTTAGAAGACATCTTACAAGTAAAACTTTAAATGCTACAGATTATATGTATCTAGAAACATTTATTTATACATTTGTTCTCATTCTTTTTATTATTTTCAAATACTTTTACGACAAAAAAGAGACCTTTGAGACATTTAAAAATATACAAAATATTGAAATTAAAAATATTATTTTTTTGTGTATTACTTCTTTCTTTTTCATTTATTCTACTCTAATGATTTATGAGAATGAGCACAATAATACAGCGTTTTCAAATGGTGTATTTCTAAGAGGAGGAACATTAGTTGGAATATTAGTAGTAGGAATATTTTTCTACAAAGAAAAATACACCTGGAAACAAATCCTAGGAATCATATTTAGTTTTATTGGTATTTATTTATTGATGAGTAAATAATTTTATTTATCTTACATATTTACCTGCACGAACAAATGTATCTGCAATAAATATAATGAAAACTCCTAAAAAAGAATATAAAATAACTTCTTCTGTTACATTATTGGTTCTCTCATCTTGTTGATCTTCTAATAATGTAATCATGTAATTCATCTTTTGTAAAAGGACTGAATCAGTAGTTTCAGGAATCTGATAATTTACTTGACTATAATAAGGTTTATTTGTCATGTTTTGACCAGATCGTTTTTGTTGTGGATATCCAGGAAGAACTCGCCTATAATATTCATCATTTTTTTTTTCATCACCATAATTGCTGTAGTCATTTAAATCTAATTTATTCTCCACATCATAAGTAGGTTGAGGTGTTCTTCCTAATGTCCTAAACATTACATCATTACTCATATTCACCATAGGTTCTGATACCTGATTTTTTTCTTCTTGTTCTTTTGTTTTTTCTTGTTCTTTTGTTTTTTCTACACCGACGGACTGAGGTTTTGGAGGAAAAACACCATCTTCTTCATCCTCATTATTAAATGCTTCTAAAATGGCAGGGTTTAATTTATTTTGGACTGGCTTAGTAATGAAACTTTCTCTTCTTTTACGTGTTGAATTACGTGCTTGTTGTCTTTGATTAATAAAAGTTAATTGATCTCCAGAATCATCATTATCAATATTTTCTAATGTTGAATAACCTAAAGTAGAAGACATTCTCTTATTAAAAATTTAGATAATAATTTATAAAACAATACAATAAAAATCTCTTTAAATAAATAAAAATATATTAGAATATTTATATGGACAAAACATTTATTAACAAACATAAGTTTGGCATTGTTGCATTATTATTTTTTTCTCTATTAGTGAGTCAAAAAAGATCACTTCATTTCTTAACCCATACCATTTTAGGACGTTTATCACTAATTTTTCTTCTTTTAGGAATTAGCAATTTTAGTATTTTATTAGGTGTTATTGCAGTTTTGTTTATTATTATTATGATAAATAAAGATGACTCTTTCTATTTAGAAGCATTTGATCCTGAAACTAAAAGTGATGAACAAAAAGATAAATTAAATAGTGTAATTACTGAACAAAAGGATGAATTAAATAGTTTATCTGATGAACAAAAAGATAATTTAAAAAAAATGCAAGATAAATTAAAATCTAATAAATCACAACAGGATACAATTGCATCTTCATCTGTATCAGCTTCAACTACTGCTGCAACAGAAAGTTTTAGAGGAGGACGTGAAGGATTCAATTTTATAGATAGAGAGAGAAATATGCAATTAGGAAAAAATTCAAACCAAGTTTCATTAGGAAATACAAATCAAAATACTGAAAATGTGTTACCTTTTGATCAAATAACTAGCACACCTTTACAAATTTAATAAAGTTTTTTATATGATAATAATATATGAAATATTTATTATATTATTGTTTTTTTATTTTAATTATATTTTTTTTTGCGTATATTAATTCTAAACCAAATGAGTCTTTTACACCGATGATTCGTGGATATTATAGACCTATTATTAGAAGAACACGTTTAGCTGCAGAAGGATTTTATAATAATGCAACTGATCGCGTGAATGAATCTAAGAGAAGTGTTAATAATTTTTTTGCAAGACTTGGACTAAAATAAAAGATAAAAGATACAATAATACTAAACATTAAAAATATAATAATATGTTATTTTAGTAAATGAATTCACCGCAACAAAATACTCAATCAAATAATCCTAACCCTACAGTTACAGGAGGAGGAATTGGAAAAACGACTATATTCACACCTTTATTTAATGGAGTTCATTTTTTAAATCATCATATCATGTACATGAATAACAGCAAATTTTTTGCTGGTATTATTATGATTTTGCTTAATGTTGGTTCTAAATTTATACAAATACAATTTAGCAAATCAACTGAAGAATATATGAAATGGTCTGTTAGTAAACAACTTTTAGTTTTTGCAATGGCGTGGATGGGTACTCGTGACATATATACTGCACTCGGATTAACTGCTGTATTTACAATTTTGTCTGATTATTTATTTAATGAAGAGAGTCCTTTATGTATTGTTCCTTATAAATATCGTATTCTTCACAAGTTAATTGACACAAATGATGACGGAGTTGTTACTGAAACTGAAATGGCTTCTGCCGTTGCTATATTAGAGAAAGCTAAAAGAGAGAAACAAAGAAAGCAACAAAAAGAAGCTTTTAAAAAATTTGATTTTGAAAGATATGCTCTTGCGCCGGGTTATATTTAATAAATAAATCTGTAATTTATTATTTTACTGATTTATTTTAATTTATATTTTTCTTCTTGTTGTAGATCTTTTTTTATTCCCTCCTCTTGTTCTTTGATAAGGATTATAACGTTTTGTCTGATTCTGATTCTGATTTATTCTTTGATATGGATTATAACGTTGTTCATTCGGATTATATCGTCTTGTTTGGTTTTGATTACTACTTTGATATGGGTTATATCGTTGCGTTTGATTGTTACTTTTACTAGTCTGATATTTGGGTATAATAACATAAGGTTTACCAATAAATTCTGACCATGCTTTGCGAACATCTTCCCATCTACTATCACATTTTAAAGCAGCTAATTTTTCTTTAGGTACATTCGCGCCTGGGTATAATTCTAATGAAATTGTAATATCAAAGGCCAATTTGGATGGGTCATAGTCATTTTCTCTTCTCACCATATTACTTGCCAAATATGGACGTTGACTATAACTATAAGGTAATCTGTTATTGTAAGGTGATTGATAAGAAGAAGGATAGTAAGGAGGATATGCACCACCTTCTTGTCCTCTTTGTCTTTTATTTCTGGCAGCTCGGTTCAATCCTTTCACATTTGAACCTATATTAAAATCTACTGGACCTGGATCAAACCTAGGTCTAGTATTTTGTTTTTTATTTGCTAATGAAGGAATCAGAGCTTGAAATTTTTGAGAATCATTCCTATATCTTTGATTTTCAAAAATAGTAGATAAATTATTAAAAAAATTTGAGTATTCTCTATCTACATTACCACTAGTTTCTAGCTGTCTTTCTGATTCATCATATACGTTATCATAACTTTGTTTTAAAACAGTCATTTGATCTGGTAATATAGAAAAGGTTAATTGTTCTTCAGGAGATATAGTTAAATATAATGAGAAAAATATTAAAAATATTATGTAAATTGGTGGCATTATTTCACGACCTCTTTCAAAAAGAGTAACTTTATTAGCTAGAATTCTTGAACTATTATCTCTTTTACCTTGTGATTTAAAAACCATTGAAAAGGACAATAATTCAAAATGACCACCACCATTATTGTATAAAAATAAGTATTTATCCCACTCATCATTTTCAGTGAAGGATGAACTAGCTACATATGGTACACGTAGACTGTTATTTTCTGTTTGTTCTATTATAACTATGTTTATTTTTAAAATGTATATTAGTGTATCGTATGCTAGTTGGTCTCCCCAATAATCAGAACTTAAAAAATATGCATCAGTATCTTGAACTATTTGAAAAGGTTCTTCACGATTTGTAGGTATTCCCTCTGGTTTTTTAATTAAAAATGTATTTGGATTAGAACCAGTATCATAAATGTCATTTACATATTCTAAATAAGTAGTTTCATCTATTGTTTGCGGATCTAAACCATGTTCTGTTAATGTCTCTATAAATGCTGTATTTAATTCAGTTTTATTAAAATTTAACCTTTCTAATTGATCATTTTTAAATGTTGTTCCATTTATACCAGTTGCATTCTCAGATAATTTTTGTTTAAAAAATCTTGCTACTAAAACTCTTATATCTCTCTGAGTAAATATTTGGTCTGTACCATCTTTTATTATAGGCGTGTCAGGATTCGTACAATTATAATAATTAATTGCTTGCGCTACTGCTATAAAAAAACAATCACCTCCACCAGAATTCCAGTTTACTTGTAATCCTGATACTAATTTACCATAAGCACTTCTACTTATTTCTAAACCATTTTGTATAGCTACATCTGTTGATTTTTTTAATAAATCGTTTATCTGTCCTTTGACTTCACTATTGTTACTATATATTTTATTTAATAAATCCATCCATAACGGATTGCTAAAAAATGATCTTACTTGTTGACTTGTTCTTTTTGATTTTGTTGAATCTAATTTTATTTTATCATCTTTATCACATTCTGGTTTTAAAACAGCAGATTGTATTTTACGTTCAGATTCTGTTGATCCTGGTGGCTTCGGCCCTGGTGGCTTCGGTCCTGGTGGATTCGTCACTGGTGGATTCGTCACTGGTGAATTCGTCACTGGCATCGGTGTTGACCCAGGTATAGGTCCTCGTGCTGTAGAATTTTTTGGACCTGTATAAGTTGCACCATATATTGTATCTGGAGAATCCTGTTCTAGTCTTTGTAATTGCTCTTCAGCAGTAATTAAATTTTCTTTTACAAGTTGTGAATACAAATAAGGATCAGTTATTCTATTCGGATCTAATTCTTGTTTTTTTTGTTTTGAATCTACTTTCCAATCACCATTTGCCCAACGAAAATCAGCAATTGTATAAGGTTTCCCGCCTATAGTTATAACTGAACCACTACCTAATATATTTTGTAAAGTAAGGCGAATATTACTATCTATATATCCATAACGTTTTGCTAAGGTAAGTGTTTCTAATGGTCTTGCATTTATAAAATTAATGAGCGATTGAAATAACCCTTTATTGAAAAATTGTTTTGTTCTATAATTTTGTGGAACTTTTTCAATTTTTTCTTTATCTAATTTTACAAGTGGATTAAATTGAACTGCTGAATCATCTTTTCCCGCATCTTTCATTACCATTGATGGCTTGAAAATTATTTTTTGATAACCTGGAATATTCGTTTGAATAGTTATATTCAATTGATTTGGGACAGGCACTGAAGATTTTTTTTGGGTAGAACCACGAGCAGTACTTGATAAACTAGGCGCTTCTGTTTTTGTCTCAATAGGTTTAGCATTAGGATTAGGATTAGGATTAGGATTAGGATTAGGATTAGAATTAGGATTAGGATTAGGATTAGGATTAGGATTTGATGGAGTATTGGTACCAAATATTCCAGTAAAAGCATTTGAAAACCAACTATTGTTTGTTGAAGGATTTGAATTTGGATTAGGAGGACTAGGATTAGGAGGACTAGGATTAGGAGGACTAGGATTAGGAGGACTAGGATTAGGAGGAGGTGGAGGAGATGTTGGTGGAGATGTTGGTGGAGATGTTGGTGGAGATGTTGGAGGAGATGTTGGAGGAGATGTTGGAGGAGATGTTGGAGATGTTGGAGGAGGCATAAAACCCATATTTGTATGATATTGAGCTCTTTGGGTATCATCAAGTAAAAATTCATATCTTTGATTTTTACCTCTTATTTCATCATCACGTATTGGATTTATTCCGTCTTGATTACTATTTTTATATTCATCATATTTTCGTTGTATTTCTGATTTTGTAATATTTCCAGGATCATCCGTAAATCCTAATGTATTATAAATATTTTCCATTATTCTTAGTTATACTATATTTATATTTTTAATAATAAATATGATACAAATAAAATTGAATACTAAAATATAATATTTAAGTAAAAATATAAAAATACAACTATGTCAAATATATTGTTACAATTAAATAATTTAAGTGAAGGGACTATTGTAAAAAGACCTTCTTCAAAATGTAAATCTCCATATGTAGCTGATATTCTAAATGAAGATGGTTTAGAAATACTAGGTCATACCGCTTCACTTGGTTGTTGTGGTCTTGCAGATAGAGGTGCAACTATATTAATGAATTTAAATCCTATTAAAAAAAATAATTCGTCTGTTTGTACTCATAAAGTGCATTTAGCGGTATTAAAAGAAAATGATAAAGAAGTTATTATAGGTATAAATCCTAAATTAGCTGAAGAATTAGTTGAATCTTCTTTAAAACAAAATATATTAACAACTTTGAGTAATGTTAAATGTTGGAAGAGAGAAACCGCTATTTATGTAGAAGGTAAAGTTGATTCACGTTTTGATTTTACAGGTATTGACAAAAATGGGTTACCATTTATTATGGAGGTTAAAAATGTACCATTAGCAGATTATGAAGATATTTCAGCTAAAGATAAAAAAAAGTTACCACCAAATATTTATGCAGGCAGAGATTTTTGCTCAAAGGTTGCATATTTCCCAGATGGTTATCGTAAACAGTCTGCGGATCCTGTAAGTCCACGTGCTCTAAAACATATTAAAGAACTAACATTAATAAAAAAAGAATCCAAAACTCGTTGTATTATGTGTTATGTAATACAACGAACCGATGTAGACAGATTTCAACCTTCTGTAATAGACCCAGAATATCGTAGTGCTGTAAAAGAAGCTATTGATGTAGGAGTAGAAATAATTACTATGGTAGTCAAGTGGTCAAAAGACGGAACTGCACAATTTATAAGAGATGATTTACCAATTACTTCTTTCTAATAGAAGAAATAAATTCTGATTGTAGATACTCTGGTATTTTATCAAAGTCTACAAGTAATTGATTTAATTCATATTGTTTCTGGTATATTTCAGAATTTTCTGACATTTTTTTAAGAAAGAATGCTGGATCATCTATGCATTTTTGTGCGGTTTTTGGTCCACATTTTGGAAATATGGATGGAATATTATCGCTACTATCACCCATAATAATTTTAATTTGTAAATCTGTTTCTGGATTTCCTGTAGAACTTTTACTGGCAGCAATATTTTTATATGATAGGTTATATAAGTGTACATTGTCAGCACTTAATTGCAAATAATCTTTATCGCTAGTAATAATATAAATTTCACATGATGTGCCATATTTTTGCAATAAATATTTGACAGACAATGCAATACAATCATCCGCTTCTAAATGCGGATGTTTCAATATCGCTTTCGCACCTCCTTCTAAAAACAAATTTTCAGCGTAAACCATTTTAAAGAAAGGTCCGCCCTTGAAGTCGCCCTTACCATTGTCTCGGGTCCCTTTATAACCAGCGAAGTGTTTCATTCTCCATATTTCTTCTCTCTTGCAGTCTTTTCCAACAATAAGAATGGGATTACAACTTTTATCTAATTTCAACTTTTTTGAAATTTGTTTTAAATTGTCTACATGTGTCTTTCTAAATTTTGCTAAAAATTCTGTATTTTGATAAGGATCCTCTAGAATATCATCTGGATTTGTAATTTTCCACCATTGCAGCAAAGCATAGTACCTGTAGAAATTATAATAGCTACCATCTACGAATATAAAAGTAGGATTCATTGTATTTGTATTTGTATCAAATATATCGCTCATGTATACTCTACTTTTTAAGTATTTAATTCTTTTCAATTTTAATATAAATTAAAGGAACAATATATATTTTATAAAAGTACTTAAAGCCGGCGTCCATTGTTTCTCTCTACACGAATGTAAGTAAATCATTGAATTTCTTGGAAAAAGGCCAAAAAAGAAGTCCCTACACATGTAGGCCGACCATTCTCTTTTTTTTGGGGAAAGTATTTTGGGATTTCGAAAAATGGACAAAAAAAATGTCCAAAAATCAAAAAGCCAAAATACTTTGCCCAAAAAGCCAGGCCTTGTGACCATAATTGAATTTTATGGTCTGGTCACCAAAAAAATAATTTTCAAAACGTTACGATAACTTTTTTTTATATTTTTATAAAAAAGGATTTAAACTTTTTTCTGTCCTCTATTTAGAAGACAAATGGATGACAAAATTGGGGTGGAAAAGTTGGCAAATTTTTGCTGTAATATTTGTTACTTTAATACATCAGAGAAATGGCGATATAACAGACATATGTCAACAGGAAAACATAAAAAGATGACAAAAGAGGACAAAAATAATGACGCTAAAAATTGTACAGCATATTTATGTAAATGTGGTAAGGAATATAAATATAGACAAGGACTATGGAAACATCAACAAAAATGTAAAGTAGAAAATTCTTCAGATCAATCTCTACCTATAAATGAAACAGATAAAGAACAATTAATTATTATGCTTATTAAACAAAATTCAGAACTGATAAAAGAAACATCTGAATTCAAAAATTTTATGATGGATCAGCAAAATGTTATGTTAGAGGTAATTAAAAATGGAACGCACCATACAACTACAAATAATAACAATTCACATAATAAATCATTTAATTTGCAATTCTTTTTAAATGAAACATGCAAAGATGCAATGAATATAACAGATTTTATAGATTCAATAAAATTACAACTTTCTGATTTGGAAAAAGTAGGCGAATTAGGTTATGTTGAAGGTATTTCTAATATTATTTTAAAGAATCTAAATGCACTAGATGTAACATTAAGACCCATTCATTGCACAGATAAAAAGAGAGAAACAATGTATATAAAGGATGAAGATAAATGGGAAAAAGAAGATGAAAAGAAAATAAAATTACACAAAATGGTAAGAAAAGTTGCAAATAAAAATATAGATTTAATTTCCGATTTTAAACAGCTATATCCAGATTGGAAGAAAAGTAGTTCCAAATATTCTGATCAATTTAATAAGATTGTTATTGAATCTATGGGAGGTGCAGGTGATAATGATTTTGAAAAAGAAGAAAAAATCATTAAAAAAGTTGCAAAAGAAGTGTTGATTAATAAAGACAACCTTTAATCCACATTTCACTAACGTAGTAAAAAGGTTGACTATGTTTTAAGTATTTGTAAAATAAATTTAAAAGCAATTTAATAACTATTTAAATGGATACTTCATCTAGAGCTTTAACAATGCATACATTGCACAATTCTATGCCTAATCTACCTATGCATTATAATGTCGCTAGTGGATACAAAAAATATATGTTTCAAAATCGTGAATTAAATTTATCAAATGGTTTGCAAAATGTAGAGACAAAAATAACACCTGATTGTATAATTTTTAATATTGAAAATATAACATTAAATGAAATCAAATACTATATAGATGAAATGACATTACATTTTGAAATTGGAAATATGCAAGTATTAAAAATACCATTATCTCTATTATGGAATTTAAAACCTCCTGAAATCATAAGTAATAAATTATATTTATCTATTCAGTTTGATGTATTTTTTGGACATATTCAGATATCTGGTTTACACCAGCAAGATGTAAAATTTCGTATAGATTGTAATATTGAAAATAACTATATATCTGATTATAGTCTTCTTTGTAAAACATTTTTGATAAAAAATTCTGAAGGACTTGTTCATAATATTCATAGAGATATTAGTAATAATATTATTCAACAAGTATCATCTATTAAAGTAAATGTTGATTTAAATAATGACAATGAAACAAGTAATGAGTTTAGAATTCGTACCAATATGTTTCGTGGATTTGTAAAAGGTTTTTTTTTAGAAGCAAATAAAATACATGAAACATTGTATGAATTACAATTTTATATGAATGATTGTTTACGAATTGATTTTGATAAATATATGATTCAAAATATGTGTGTTAAGATAAATGAAAATATGATTTATGTTCCATTTCATTCAGAAAATACATATGATACTAGAGTTTATAATTCTTTTGTGGGATCACTTAATATTGATAGATTAGAAAATAGTTTTTTAAATCTAAAATTTTGTGTTCCTTTGAAAAAAGTAAATATATATGCGTTTAATATGAATATTTATAATCAACAAAATTGTGTGGGATTTTTAAAATATAATTATCCCATGCATAATTTAGTACAAGATTTTGAGACTCATACACTAACACCAATAGATGAACTATTACGACAATATGTATTTCATGCAAATAATGATGTTTTAGATGCATCACTTAATTATGTTAGTCAAACAATACATCGTTCAATCGTAGATGAAGATAGAACTATATGTCCTATTAGACAAGCACCGATTCAAGATGGAGAGCGTTATATGTTATGCATAGGCTGTCAAAATTGTTATAATGAATATGATATTATTCAATGGTTTGTAAGACAAAATGGTGAAAATCGGGAACGGACATGTCCAACATGTAGACAAACATGGTCAGACTATAATGTATATATTCATTCCAACCACCTTTAATCCACCTTTCTTAAAGGTGGAGCCAAAATGTCCAGTAGTATTAGTGAATCAGTTGATTAAAATTTGGCTCCACCTTTCTTAAAGGTTGATTTGCTTTAACCCTGTCCAAAATTCATTATCATTTTTCTTTGCCTTCTCTGATTGCTGAGCGTAATAAAAAGCCAATGCCGCAGATTCTTCATCTTTCTCTTTATCTTGTTGATATAATTTACGCATACCTTCTTCTTTACTGAGCGGCACAATATTTGAAGTATCTCTGTGTCTTTTATATTCATCTACGCTGCTAAACTTTGGTGCTTTTTTATAATCTTCTTCTGTAACAGGAATAACCGATTCTACGTAAGCTTGTCGTAAATCTGTATACCCCATTCCATCACTGCTAAAAAGAGTTCCGGAAGAAAAATTGCTATCATACGACATTAGAGAGGATCCTCCAAAAGTAGAAGAATATAAGTCTGTTACACCTTCATATGTCGTAAGAGTTTGAACTTGTTTTTTTCTTTTTTCCATTTCTGTTGCCATGCGGTCTTTTGTTATACCAGTAGGTGTAAATACAATATCATCATCAGATTTAAGCCAATTCCCATATCCAATTTCAACTGGATCTTCAAGACGATGTTTTTCAAATTGAGAATTAAACCATTGATTGAAATTTTTAGATTCTTTTAAGTCCTTGTTTTTTTCAAACATATTATCAAGTATTTGACCATTATTAGAATCATAATATTCACTTTTATCAGCCGATTTTTTAGAATTCGTTTTATTTTGAAATTCATAGATGCCTAACAATTTTTTATATGCTTTACCAAAAAAGATAAAGTATTTTTCATCAAGACGGCATTTATCAGGGTGTGTTTTTAGAACAATTTTTTTACATTCTTTTATAATTTCTTCACTTAATGTCATAGATACTTTTAAGCCAAATAACTTATAAAGTTCTCCTCTGGAATAATTATCTATATTTAGATCTAAATTTGCATAAGAATCTGAATCATATGTGACATTTTCTCTCTTTACTTCATTTACAAAAGGATTTACATTTGCAAAAGGATCAGATGTATAACCATTATTCGTTTCTTTAATTTTGATTCCACCCTTTCGACAATTTGTCATAGTGATATTGGAAAGAGGTTTATTATTTGTAAAACGACTCATTTATTTAATTTAAAGATTATTATTTAAATTAAAAATAGTTAATTTGTATATTATAATTTAGTTAAAATTTTTATTGTGTTAAATTTATTTATAATATTTTTATAATATATAAATGGCAAAAAAATTTACAGGTGGATTTAAAAATGAAAAGTGCGGTATTCGTTCATTAACTTCAAAATATGGTTATATTCCATGTGATGATACAAAACATATATCGCCAGAAGAACTAAGAAGGATGTCAGCAGAAGATATTGAAAAATTAGACCCTAGTCAAGTAGGTGAATATATGAGAATGTATATTGAAGGCGAATACTATGATTTACTAGGAAATGAACCTCAAGAAAGAAGTAAAAAATCAATTGCTATTAGTAACTTAATTTCAAGAAAACGTTCAGAAGAAATGAATACAAAACTAGATAAATTCCGAGATAGTAAACCTGCTTCACTATATGTTGGTGATTATGGAAAATCTGAATATGGTGGAAAAACTCGCAGAAGAAAAGGAAGAAAGTCTAGAAAAGGAAGAAAGTCTAGAAGAACTAGAAGAAGAGGAAGAAAATAATTATTTTATATGCATTTTATATAATGAATATAAAAAGGTGGCTTCTATGCGCGTTTTTATTTTTAATATGTTTTTTATTTTTGCGTTGGTTAAATAATAAGAACATTATTGAAGGACATGGTGGTGGAAGAGGAGGAGGTTATGGAGGAAGAGGAGGAGGAAGAGGAGGAGGAAGAGGACATTATGGAGGAGGATATTATTACGGTGGAGCTACCTCTAGCCCCTTATATGTATACAATAATGAACAACCTTATTGGCATAGATATATCCCATTTTTTGGATATTAAATTGTATTATTTTAGAATTTCTTTTATGTAAATAATATAAATGTCATTTGAAAATCAAGAAGGTTCATTATTTATAATAAATGGAAAAAAATATATTTATGTTGGATTACAAGAAGATAAAAACAAAAACCAAGTTCCAACCTTTTATGGTTTAGATGCTTTAGATAATGGAGAAGAAGTTAACTTGACAGGTAGTTCTGTAACTAATTTTGAAAATAAATCAAATACAACTCCAGCTGATGCTGCTGATGCAGTTTTACAAATGGTAAGAAGTCCTATATATAGTCAATATAAAGCAGGAGTACCTCCAAAATTAAGACGCGCACCAGGACTTCCTGGACCAGCTGCATTTTACCAGATACCTGGTACAGATGCAACTCCTGAAAGATTAAATAAAACTTCAGACATAGAATCAGCGAAACAATCTAATTTTAGTTTTGTATATAGAGTAGGTTCAAATGGGCCAAGTATACAATATATTAAAGAGGGTAAAATAAAAGATATAAAAAATTTTATCAAAGATTATAAAAAAATGACATTAACAAAATCAATGCAACCATCTTCGCCAGTTGTAGAAGCTAATACAGCATTAGAAGAACAAGCAATATCAGCAGAAAAAGCAATATTGGAAGAACCAACAATAGCAGTAGGAGAAGATGATTCTGAAGGTTATGAAGGGTTAAAAGCTACAAAACTTACTCCATCACAAGAAAATAGTGTATATACAGTAGAAGGTAAACCAGTTTCTAGAAGAGGAGGAAGAACAAAAAGACAAAGAAAACAGAAAAATTCTAGAAGTTATAGAAATAAACGTTAAATACTAATCTTATAAAGATTGATTCAGTATTTTAGCTCCACGAAATCTCTACTCAACCTACGGGACTCGTATTTTGGCTCCACCTTTTCTAAAGGTGGATGGAATTAGATATCTAAAGAAATAGTATTACTTGCAGACTTCTTACGTCGTCCACTGCGTTTAGGCATATTTCCTTCAGCTTGCATCTCCTTTAGGTCATTGATACTAATGGTGCTGCTATCATTTATATTTACTGCATCTTGGTTTACAGGATCTTGAATATTAATGGTCTTTGTTTTAAGTCCAGAGAGAATATCACTAATATCACTTGGTCCCTTCATTTCAGGACGTGCAGGACTTCTTTTTGTTGTTCTATCTTGCATATCTGGTCTTTCAAAATTCTCTCTAAGACTAATTCCATCATCTACAAAATTACTTTTGCTAAAATTCAAATCAGGTCTTGCATAACTATTATTTCCAGGCCGACCTTGGGGTGGTGGCATTGCATTAGGACCTTGAGTAGCCATTGGTGCAGGAGGTCCACGTCCTTGAGGTACTTGGGGTTCTGGATTCATGAAATTACTCATGAACCCTCCAAATCCAGGACTGCTTTGAGACATGGAATTTACTGCAGCATTTTGGAATGAGCGCATTAGATCAGGATTTTGACGCAAAATATCATCCATACCTGGCATGGCACTCTTAAACATGGTGTTGCTCATATGCACCATCATTCCGCTGCCACCTAATTGGAAAAGTAGCTTCAATTCAGGTGCCATAGATGCCTTACTCTTGTATTTCTCATGTAGCTCTCCAAAAATATCATCATAGTCATTTAAATTTTCCTCAATTTGAGAACTCCATCCGTCTAGTTGAATATCAAATGGATCAAATTTGCTATTTAAAAATTCAAGACCATTAATAACAGCCATCATCATATTACCCTGAAATTTAATAGAATTTTGTTTACTTTTCTCTTCCATAATGGTTTCATATTCACCTTGCATTTCTTGTAAAGGTGAATCCATGTTATATTTTTTGGACAATTCAATGCCTTTCTTTTCAAGGGCTTCTAATTTTCTTAAATACTTGAATTTCTCTCTTAAAAGTTCATCTTTTGATAATTTTGGTTCCATAGGTATAGATGCATCAGGATTCAAAGGGATATCATTAAATTTTCCAAAACCATCCCATGTTTTAGTATTATTTGAAGTTTGAGAAGTGGATTGACCAATACTAGGTTCTTCATCACTAAACTTAACACTATGTTTCTCTTCAAAAAAACTACCGGGTGATGAAAATAAGTCCGATTTTGGTTTAAAACTACTTGATGGTATATCTTCAACTAAATTATTTAATTCATTTTCTAAATTATTTAGATCTTCTAATTCAATGTCGCTCGTAGGATTACTATCCTTAACTTTATCGTTCATAAGTAATTCAAGTCCACCACCAAAACTAGATGAATTTCCAAAAGATGGCCCGCCAATATCTAAGTCAGTTAGTTCTATAATGTCTGCCATTATTTCTATTCATTTATTAGAATAGATAATTTTAAGTCATACGAATTGTAAAATATATATTCCATCCACCTTTAAAAAATCCACCTTTAAAAAAGGTGGAGCCAAATCTACCTTTGAGAAAGGTAGAACCAAATCTTGATCAATTTATAGTAAATTTTAGTGTGTTTTAGCTCCCATTTCTAAAATGTGTTTCTTATTTGGCTCCACCTTTCTCAAAGGTGGATATGGTGGATATAGTAGATACCTTGTAAAAAAGAGTCAGCTAAATCATCTTTTTTTTTATGTTTTGTAAAATAATCAACATGTTCATTAAATCTAAAATCATTTGTAATTGTTTCTAAACATTTTGCAATACCAAGTTTTTTCCTGTCGCTATAAGTAGATTTCTCTTTTTTATCAAAATCTTTCAGTTTATTAGATGATGATATGAATTCCATATGCCCGACAACAATAGACGACATAATAAAGTATTGAACAATCATTCCTTGAATTGTCTTCATTCTAGTAGCAATAGTACTAATTTGATTTTCTATAATGACATGATCTATGATTTCTTCATTTTCAAATAATTTATTAAATTTATTTTTTATATGTAGACCTATATGAAATAAATCAACATCGGCAGCCTTAACAGATATAATATTTTCCAAATAATGACTAGTAATATAGTCGTTTATTTTTTTAATTAAATTAACCTTTTTACACTTTGGTTCATAAACAATCTTATGAGAATCTGCAATTTCATAAAGTTTTTGAATTTTCTGTTTATTAATGAAAGAAAATTTTTGTTCTGGTCCTGGAATTTGTAAAGGTTGTTTTTTTGAATGTTTTAAACAATAACATTGATCATCTTTTTTGAATTTAGCAGGTTTATTACATTCTTTACAATTGAAAGTTTCTTGTTCAGAAATATTGACAATATCCCATTTTTTTATGAAAAAATGGTCTAAACCTTCAGGTTTTTCAAATAGGCAAAAGGCTAAATTTTTAATTCCGACATCAATAGAGAGAATCTTCATATAATATTTAATTATAGAAAAGTATTATTATATTGTTTGACTTTATAATATATTAAATTATTTTTTACTTTTATCCATAACCAAATATAATCCTACAATCGTTAAAAATATACCAAATGTTTGTTGATAGTTATATTTTTCTTCAAATAAAAAGATACCAACAATCATTAATAAAATGGCCGCAATAACCTTTGTTAACAATCCATTAATTAGAGGCGTGTTATAATGTTTATCCATAGTAATTAAAACAATGGAAGAAGATATTGTAATAAATGCAATAACTACAAAATAAACGACATGTAAAATAGTCAAATTTTTAATTTTATCAACGAATTGATCAAATGATTTTTCATGAAATATGGTTTTATATAAAAAAAATAAAAAGACAAAACAACCGACAAAAATAGTATTAATAAATAAATATTCATGACTTTCTAAAGTTTGTAAAATATGTTTACGAAAATAAGGGTTAAATGTTTTTAGTAATTGAGTAAGTGCTAGAAAAAAATACATATATAAATAGTTTATATTATATATGTAGTAATATGGTTTATGTTTTATTTTGAATGATCCGATTTTATATGAACTGATATCAATCTAGAATTTAATTGTTCACTTGATAAATAAGGATTTTTCAAATCGCTGTTGCAATATCCATATCCAGGTGTACTAGTATCAAAAGTGTTTTTAAATTTGTAAGGAACATTGCTAGATGGTGTTCTATCCGTTTGAATATGAGAATCTAAACCTAAATCATAACAAGCTTCAGTAGAATTATAATTCATAATTTGAAGACCATTTTTTTGCAAATATTGGCGATATTGCCAGTTATTTTGAATACCCTCTTGTTTTTGTATTCTCTCATTTACTGCGGCATCTGGTTGCCATGTTGCATAGTTGCGACCATCTGCCATTATAGGAGGAAAATTAAAATTTATATTATTAGATCCAGAAAAACATGTTGCCCACGACATTTATATAGTTACAAGATAAAATCTTTATTCAACTCCAAGCAATTTCAGTAATTCAGGTTTTTTTAATTTGGAAGTATCTACAACCAACCCTTTTTCAGTAACAATGCTCTTTAGTTTTTGTAAGGTAAGCTTCTTGTAATCAATCATTTCATTTACAGCATCTCCTAAATCAATTTTAATACTTTTTTCATTTTTATCATTTTGAATAATTTCTTTTGCTGCAAAACCACTTTCTATAAGTTGTAAAGGTTCTTCTTCAAAAGTTTCTTCATCATATTCAGAATCTAATTGTTGATCCAAAATATCCTCTAAATTATCAACTAAATCTTCTTCAATGTTTTGCTCAACTTCATCAAAATTTTCCTCAAGTTCATCAAAATCTTGCTCCACTTTTTCTAAAAGTGGTAGTGGATCAGATATTTTTAAAACCTTAACAATAGTATCTTCAGAGTCAGAGTCTTCATCAGAGTCAGAGTCTTCATCAGAATCAGATTCATCATCAGAATTTTCTTCTAATTCATCCTCAGATTCATCATCAGATTCATCATCAGATTCATCTTCATCATCAGATACTTCAATCAATTTACTTTGTTGTTGAATATTTTCTTCTAAAGAAGGTCCTCCGCCATTAAAACCATTGAAAGCGAGCTGATTCATTCCTAATTTTACATTATTTAAATCTTCTGCTAAAGTAGAAACAATACTAAACATGGATGCAATTTTATGATGTTGTTCTCTTAATTTACTTTCAAAATATACAACTAAAAGTGCAGCTACAAGAACAAGAATTCCTAAAAATGCTAAAAAGGATGGGTTAAATAAATCTATCAAAGACATTATATTACAAAGATAATATATAAATTAATATGTTAATTAACGAATTAATTTATATTATTTATGAAATCAATTTCTGGTTTTAGTCAATTTGTGAAATAGTTCTATCAATAATTTCTTTGGGATAATTTAAATCGGTTAAAACATTAATACCGCCTTTGACTTCAGAAATGCCTTTTTTCATTTTGTATGAATAAGTCAACTTTTTATTTTCATTTAAATGTGTTACCATTTTATAATTTTGGATAGTTTTTGTTTTTTCTAAATTTTTACAGACTTTTACAAAATGTGTTGTTAATAAACTAGATACTAATTTATATTTTTGCAAGTAAATCATAAAAGATGTAGCACTATTTTCAGCCTCTTCTGGATTTGTTCCAGAATATAATTCATCAAAAACACAAAAATGAGATTCTTCTGGATGTTCAGTAATACAGTTTAGAATATCCTTGCATCTTCGTGCCTCTGCTTGAAATAAACTATCTCTTCCAGAAGTGTCTGGTATATTTAAATAGCAATGAATATGATTAAATGGTGTCAACTGAGCTGAGTCATAAAACCCGCAACCAAATTGTTGAGATAATATAATATTAATAAGTGTAGATTTTAAAACAGTTGTTTTTCCAGATGCATTTGGTCCAGTAATAATAATATTTTTCTTTAACTTAATAGTATTTTTAACTGGTTTAGATTCTTTTTTACTTAAACATGCATAATAGTTGTTTTTAAAGATATTATATTTTTTTTTATTTTTCTTATTTTTATCTTTTGTAATAAAGTTTGCAAATGATATTTTTCTCTCTTTAATGTTTTGTTGTAATCCTTCAATACAGTCAATATAACCATTGAATCCAAATGAATACATAATCGCATCATTATATGTAATATCCGTATGTAATTCATAAAAGTATTTAAAAATATTTCCGATTTCTTTAAATTTACTAAAATTATATATACTATATTCAGAAATACTAGATAATTTGTCTTTGATATTTTTTAAAACTATGCGTTTTTCAATAATTATTTTATTATAATCATCATGAGAATTAAGATCATTTGAAAATAATAAATAATTTTCCATATTTTTTATAGTATTACCTAGGTAACTTTCAATATTATTAAAATATTCATGTATTTTTTTCATATTATTATTAAACCTTACACATACCATAATATTTTGATAAATAGAAAATAAATAAAAACCCGCAGATATAAGTATATAAATTTTTTCTTGCGCATTTATTTCATTAAAATTTGTAGTAAAAAGTTTTCCAATTGAATTTGTTTGTGCAACAATTTTCAAAACATCAAAATATTCACTAATTGTCAGAGTCAATCCTCTCATTCTAATAATAAAAAATGGAATAATTAGAATAAAAATAGGCATTAAGAGAGAAAATATAGGTGAAAATAAATTATAAATACTGATAAATTGTAAAAAAATTTCGGACCTATTTAAAAATTCTAATATTTCCCAATCAACATAATAATACTTCTCTCTAAAACCTTGATCCAATTTTATTTCATTCCAAATATTTAAAATATTTTTATAATTAGAAGAACTATTTATATCTTTATTTTGCAAAGGTACATACTTTTTTAATAAAACCTGATTATCCTTTAAGAAATCAGTATCTGTTGTATAATATTTTACAACTTGCTTGACTACTTTTTTAGATAATTCATTTTCATTATTAAAATAAAAAGAATAAATTGGTATACCAGACGGATCTATTGGTTGGACTAATTCTAAATCTATTGAAATATTTTCTTTTAGTTCAACTTTGTCTTTATTATAAAAAATAGGTATATTAAAATGATCATTTATTTTATCAACTACACTGACAATAGGTTTATCTTCTTTTATGTCTTCTTTAACATTAGAAAATAGATTCATTATATCTAAACATAGAAATATAATGAATGTATTTTACGAATAAATATGTAGAAAATACTAAACTAATTAGTCGCTATCAACACTTTGTATATCGTGCATCGGATTTTCTATATCGTATCCTAAATCATTTTTTACACGTACATCACGATTTATATTTTTATAAGCATAATAACAACGAATATTTAATGCTATAAAATCTAATGCAAATAAAGGGCTATAATTAATAATTAATGCTTTGTTATTTGTTTTAATTGAATAACTTAATGCAAATGTAGTTGCAGTAAACAATATAATTTTTTCAAATACATTATATAAATTAGCATTTTTATTAACATAATTTGCATAAAATTCGGGTATATAACAAATAAAAAATAATGTTGACGCAGTATTCATAAGATAATCATTGGACATAATATAAATATTTATTTATATATTTATATTATTATTTTATTATTTATACACTTCATCTACTAATCCAAATTCAATACATTTACTAGAATTTAACCATAAGTCATGTTTCAACATTTTCTTTAAATCTTTTTTAAGAATATTTGAATGTTTTACATATAATTTAATTATTTCTTTCATAGTTTCTTTTAAATTTTTGTACTCATCTTCAATTTCATTCATTTTTCCCCAAAGTTCACTACTTAATTGATGAATTAACATATATGCATTTGGGCGAATAAATCTTTTCTTACAAACAATACTCATTAAAGTTCCAGCAGAAGCAGTAGCTCCTTCAATAATAGAATACAAAGGAGCCCGACAAGAAAGTATTACATCAATTGCTGCAAATGCATCGGAAATTATTCCTCCGTTTGAATTATTCCTCCGTTTGAATTAATATGTAGATAAATAGGAATATCAACATTTAATTTATATGAATTTAAAATACAATATTCTTCTGCTTCTCTAATAATAAACCCAATTAATTTGAAAATAGTATTTCTATCAATTTCACTATAAAAATAAATATGATTATTTTCTCTTGAAATATTTGAATTATCATCATCATCGTCGTCATCTTTATTTTTACTATTTGTAAAGTTCATTTATATTATGAATATGAATACATTTAAGTTGTTTCAAAAAAATAATTTTTATAATACGTGTTTCTCTAAACTGATGATAAAAAAGAAAGCTCTCCAGGCATTTCTTCAATTTGAGTTGAATAATATTCTTCAATTTCCTTCAACTTAGAAACATCCCTTCTAGTAATAAAATTAATTCCTACACCCTTTCTACCCCATCTACCACTACGTCCAATTCTATGTAAGTAAGTGTTAACATCTTTTGTCAAGTCAAAATTAATAACTACACTGACTTGTTGAATATCAATACCACGAGCAGTAACATTAGAGGATATAAGAACACGTGAGTTTCCATTTTTGAAATCATTAAAAGCGCCTTCTCTTTCTACTCGTTCCATACTGCTATGAATTCGGCAAACTGGAAATTCATCCTCTACCATAGCTTCATATAAATCTTGAACACGTTTAATACTATTACAATAAATAATACATTGTGATACTGACAAAAAAGAAAAAAGATTTTTAAGAGTTGCGTATTTTTGACGGTCATCATCTATTGCAATATAAAACTGCTTAATACCTTCAAGTGTAAGTGACTCTTTTTTTACACTTATTCTTACCGGATTGCGCATGATCTTATCAATAATTGTATTGATACCATCTGGTAAAGTTGCGCTAAATAGTGCAACCTGTATATCACTACTAAAATATTGAAATATATTATAAACTTGCTCTTTGAATCCTGTAGATAACATTTCATCTGCTTCATCAAGAATAACCAGTTTGATTTTCTTAGATGAAATTTTATCACGACGCATCATATCGTAAACTCTACCTGTACACCCACAAATGATATGTGGAACATTTTTATTGGAAAAACTACTAGTCTCTTCTATAATAGAACCGCCATAAACTGTTTGGACACGTAATCCATCCATCATACAACCTATACTTTCAAAAACTTTTGCTGTTTGCGAAGCAAGTTCTTTTGTAGGAGATAAAACAAGTACTTGAGTGGTATTATTAGTAACATCTACATTTGAAAGTGCACCTATAGTAAATGTACCGGTTTTTCCTGTACCAGATTGTGCCTGAGCTACAATATCTTTCTTTAAAACAAGAGGTTTGATTGCTTTTTGTTGAATAGGACTTGGCTTTTCAAATCCATATGCAAAAATACCTCTTAATAAATTTGGGTTTATTTCTAGATCATCCCAATTTTGTATTTCATACGAAGAATTGTTTAATTCTTCGTCTAGCGCAGAGTTAACTTCAGAGTTTAGAGTTGACATTATACTATAATATCCAGTTATTTGTTTAAGTGTATTTATTATTATTATTTATTATATTTTTTAAAAAATTGATATAAATAATAGAAGATATACTATAATACATAAGATTACATATGACGACTCAAACAATGAAATATGCATTAAACGACATTCAAAATATTATCTTTCAGGGTTTTGATTTCATATTACCAGAAGAAACGTTAAAAATCATATCAGAATTAGCGTTGCAAGTTGGATCTCCAGATTATGTTAAAACTCCAGTATTTCAAAAGAGAGAAAATCCTATGAAAGTTGAACCATCTAAAGAGATAACTAGCAGTTTTAAGAAAGGTGGTAGACGTAATAAAGCAGTAGAAATTATAAGTACTGATGATTGGGATAATATAAGAAGTTTTCAAACTACAAAAATTGAAGAAAAAGTAGGATTAGACTTACAAATAGATTCAATCCGCATATTATTAAACAAGATGACAGATAAAAATTATATTGATATTCGCAATAAGATTATTGATGTAATAGATAAACTTGTTGAAGAAAATATAACTTCTGAAGATATGACGCGGTTAAGCTCTACTATATTTGAAATTGCATCAAATAACCGATTTTATTCAAAAATTTATGCTGAATTATATTCAGATTTGACTACAAAATATATTATGTTGAAGACGACATTTGAGACCAATTTGACATTGTTTACTAATTTATTTGATAAAATTGAATATGTAGATCCAAAGGTAAATTATGATAAATTTTGTGAAATTAACAAGACAAATGAAAAAAGAAAATCACTTGCTGCATTTTATTTGAATTTAATGTTCAATAATATTATTCCTAATAAAACAATTTTGACAATTACTAGAAATCTGTTACATCAAATGTACATGTTTATTCAAGAAGAAGATAAGAAAAATGAAGTTGACGAATTGTCCGAAACTATTGGTATTCTTTATAAGAAGGAATTGTATCAAGATGATGATGGAGATGATTATGAATTAATTGAAGGATTCACAATTACAGAAGTTATTGAAAAAATTGCAAAATCAAAAGTGAAAGATTATAAGAGTTTGACAAATAAATCATTGTTCAAATTTATGGACTTGATTGATATGTAAATCCACCTTTAAAAAAGGTGGAGCCAAAGTTCCAAACTAAATAAAAAATTTTGTATAAATATTTTTTATTTGAAAATATTCAAATATGTAAAAGTTTAAAGAAAAAATATATTTATATTTATATGCCACATTCAAGAAAACAAACTAATTCAAAATTAGTTAGTAATAAAAATTCAAAAAATAATATACCACCACCTTCGCGAAGCCCTTCTCCACAAAGTGATAATACTGTATCACAACAGCCTTCAATGATAGATTCTATGAAACAAGGTTTTTCATTTGGTTTAGGTAGTTCAGTTGCTCATAACGTTGTAAGTTCATTTTTTAAACCTAAAGATACAGATAGCCATACAGATAACCATATAGATACAAATAGCCATATAGATACAAATAAACCAAATGTAACAACCTCAAAAATGTATGAACTATATAATAAATGCATAGAGGAAAATGATATTAATATAAACTGTATTAATATTTTGGAAAATAAATAATAAAGTGTAATATTTAACCAGTTATTTTAACAACGCGTGTTTTATTAATATTATCAAAAAATATGGTTAATATTTTAGCTCCAGTAAACTCACCAGTTGCACTAGTTACTGCATATTCAACAAATGGTTTTTCTGTAGCAAATCCAGTTCCTCCATCATTGTATATTGCTGCAGAACTAATATATCCTGTTTCAGTTTGAATAATAGTTGTTTCATTGTATAAGGAGTAAATGGAGTAAGTACCTAAAGCAGTTGCAGGTGTTCTATAACCAATAAAACATATAACATCATTATTCGGTACACCATTTTCATCCATCATAAAAGAATTTTGTAAACCACTATATGTACTTTGTTTATCTATGTAAGGAATAAAATCAATAACAGCAGCATTTGATTCTGTTGAGGTGTCTGATTGAGTAATTCTATAGTAAAGAGTCTTCAAAAGGGTCAATGAATTATCTGACATTTATAAGATATATGCGTAATTTTTATTTTAACAAAAATATAATTTAAATAATTAACGCTTATTTAAATAATGTCTGATCAAACAAATAATAATATTAGTTTTTTATTAGATGAAGATGAAGAAATAAATGTGGAAGAAAATGATTCTAATTTTGATATGAAAACTTTTTTGCAACAAATAGAAAATGATGAATTACAACAAGATTTAATGGTTCCTAATATTATTCATTATCATGAAAATTTTACAATTAAAGAATTATTGGTTATATGTGACTATTATGGACTAAAAGTAAATAAGTGTAAAAAGGATACAATCGTGCAAATTTTGACACACTTTGAAACAAATTATGAAAATGATGAAATTGTTTCTAAAAGAAAAACTTTATGGTTTTATATAAATGAATTAAAAAATGATAAATTTATGAAGAAATATATATTATTCTAATGGTAAAATAAAAATATAAAAATAATATAATAAAATATATATGGTATTATCAAGAATAAATAGTGATGTTAGTTATCCTGAACTAAAAAGTGTAGATGCTACTGATTTAAATATGGAAGCAAGTTTATATCAACTAGAGATTAGAGATATTGACGTGATTGTAGCTATTGGCAATGCAAAAAATACATTTGAAGATAAAAATATAATTTATTTTCCTATTTATTTAGTTAAACATAATAATAAAGTTATTCAAATAGGTATATATGAAATAAAAGCTTCAGATTATTTATCTTATATGGATGACTCTAATAATTTAGATATAGAAAAAATGGGAGATCCTCTTATTTATTCATTTGCAAAGGCTCCATTTATAAATAAAATTCATTTGAAACCAGATATACCATTGCGAAGAGTAGAATCTAAAAAAGAATCAAAGAAAAAAGCGGATAGAGATGTAGAATCTGATTCTGATGAAGAAAATGCGGTTGTTGAGTATAATGAACATTATGAAATACCACCAGAACGTGCTGATATTTTTATTATGACAAGAGGTGTACCACTACCACCTTTATTACATGAAGAAACCAAAAAACAAGCCAAAGATTATAGAGATAAATATCATGTAGATCCAAAAGATTCTTGGATTGAAAAATTTATGAAAAACAAAAATTATACAATTGTTGACAATGAAGGTGGCGGAGATTGTTTTTTTGCAACTATTCGTGATGCATTTTCAAGTATTGCTCAACAAAGTTCTGTAAATAAACTTCGCAAAAAGTTGTCAAGTGAAGTAACTGTAGAAACTTTTATGGGTTATAAAGAACATTACGATATGTATAAAGAAGGATTAGTAAAAGATACAAATAGAATAAAAGAATTGGAAGCAGAATATATATTACTAAAACAGCGTTTTACAGAAGTATTAGACAGAAATGAACAAAAAATGATTTCAACTTCTGCAAAAGAAGTAAAAAAAGAACATGATCGTCTTGTAGAAGAGAAAAAAGTTACTGCTCAAATATTAAATGAATATAAATTTATGAAAGGTGTTGATACTCTAGAGGCATTTAAAGGTAAAATAAAAAGTTGTAATTTTTGGGCGGATACTTGGGCAATATCAACATTAGAGAGAGTTCTAAATATTAAATTCATTGTTATGTCAAGTGAGTTATATAAAAGCGGTGATTTAAAAAATGTATTGCTATGTGGTCAATTAAATGATGAAGTTTTGCAACAACGTGGTAGATTTACTCCTGAATTTTATATAATAATTGAACATACTGGTTATCATTATAAATTAATTGGATATAAAAAAAAAATGATTTTTAAATTCATAGAAATACCATATGATATAAAGAAGATGGTTACTGAACGTTGCATGGAAAATAATGCAGGTCCCTTTTCTATTATTCCTGATTTTCAAAAATTTAAGGCTGGAGAAAATAAAGGTGTATCAGTAGTAAAAGAAGCAGAATATGAAGACCTAAGTGAAAGTAAATTACGTGGATTATATGACGATAATATAGTTTTTCAATTTTATTCCAAATCAATTGATAAGAAGTTACCAGGACAAGGAAGTGGAGAGAAGATACCAAAAGATAGAATAAAAGATTATGCTGAGTTAGCAACTATTCCACAATGGCGCAAAAAATTGTCTAACTTTTGGGTTCAACCATTTTCTCTAGGTAATCATCAATGGGCTTCTGTAGAACATTATTATCAAGCTTCAAAATACAAGAAAGGATATCCTGATTTCTTTTTGAGTTTCTCTTTAGACTCGGGTACCGAATTATCAAAAGAACCAAATTTAGCAAAGGCAGCTGGTGGTAAGTCTGGTAAATTTAAAGGTGAACGTATTAGACCAGTAGAAATAGCTCAGGCTGATTCAGATTTCTTTGGAAATAGAAGAAAGAAAGAAATGTATGCTGCACAATTTGCAAAATTTACACAAAATGAAGATTTAAAACAGCTTCTATTAGCTACACAAGATGCAAAGTTGACACATTTTGCAAGAGGTCAACCGGCTATAACTTTTGATGAATTGATGTTAATTCGTGATAAATTAAAGAGAGATCAATTATAAAAATAAATTATAAAATTATGGATTTATAATATATTAATATTCGTTAGATGTAACTATTTTAACAACGTTTATTATCATGGTCACGATGGTCGTCATGATTTCTATCTGTAATATTTTTTACTACTCTTTGAAAAGGCTCAGCTAAAGCATTTTCTAAAATAACATTAATATCAGACCCAATACTAGAAAATTTTTCTCCAATATCAGAAAGATTAGTTGAAACTGTTTTAATTTCTTTGGGTGTCCAAAAATTACCTATAACAGGATTAAGGTTGGTAAGAAAATTAGCAACTGGATCAGGTCCAGGAAGAAGAACTGTCTTGACACTCATATTATAGTATAATTCTATATATTTATTTTTACAAAATAAATAAATAAATCTAATTAGTTAATCCTATAAATCTCTCACCAGGTGAAACTAATGCATAAGTTATAACATAGTTAATATCATTACCTATTATTTGATAACCTGGACCTAGATTTTGAAAATCTTGAGAAACAATATTTACATCATTTGATACATTAGTATAATTAACAAAAACATCGGTTGCAAGAGTCTTAATATCATCACCTAATTTTTTGTAAACAGGCTCTAGATTCTTAAAATCTTTTACAACAGTCTCAATTCCATTTGCAACATTTTTAATTTCTGTATCATTCCAAAAATCTCCAATTAGAGGGTTAAAATTAGTAAGAATTATTGTTAATACTTCAGGTAAGTCACTCATATTATATTATATCTACATCTATTTATTTTCACAAATAAAATAAATATATGTTTGTATTATTCTAAATGATTACATAATTGTACAGCAAATTTTTGGTTGTTCTAATATATGTGAAAAACTTATGAGACTCATACAAGATTCAATTAATTTATCTAATTGTGACAAAAATTCATTTTTTTTTTCGTCATTAATTAATATCTTTCTCTCTTCTACTAAAGTATGAATAATAAATTTGAGAATCATTGAACAAAATTCTGAACGTTTAGTAATATCTAATGGAAAATCTTTTTGGTTAAATATTCTTTCATAAAGTATTTGAACAATTAACATAAATTTTGGAATATCATTTGAATCTATTTTATTATCTTTTGTTACTTCTAAAACTACAATTTCTATTTCATTTAATAGAGTAGGTGTTTTATTAATAATTTTTTGTGTAAGATCAAGTATATCATTATTTATTTTAAATCCAATTTTATTAAAATAATTAGTTGGATCAGTATTTTTTTCATCATATGTCTTTATAATATCTAAAAATGTGTTTACTAATGATTTATCATTAATTTTATCAATATCATTTAATTCTACTCCAACTATCACTTCTTCAAAAAATTCTTCTACTTTTGTTTCTATATTTGTTTCTATATTTGTTTCTACTTTTCTTTCAATAGCATCTAATTCTATTGCTGATACATCTATTTGTTCACTTTCAGGAACAAAAACACTTTCCTCTTTAAGAGACATTTTATATTTTACTTAAAGATATTTAAATTCACATAAATTTTTATTTAACGCAGTTGTTACCAAGTTTATTTATTTTTGCAGTTACATTGTCTGGACAACATCCATATCTAGTTCCTGCGCAACCGCCAATAGGTTTTATAATGCAGTTACTACCTATTTCATCAATTTTTGCAGTTATATTATTTGGACAACATCCATATCTAGTTCCCGCGCAACCGCCAATAGGATGTCCAGGCTCAGGCTGAGGTTGAGGTCTAGGAACAGGATAAATAGGATGAGGACGTGGTGGTAAAGGTTGGGGTGGTGGAGGCAAAGGTCTTATAATAGGCTGCACAATAACTGGAGTAGGTAAATATCCTGGTCCAGGAGTATAACCAGGACAATTAGTACCATAAAAATTTATTTTAGAGTCAATTCCATTAGGGCAACAACCGAATGTAGTTTGTGCGCAAGATGCTGAAGAATATGTTGTTGTATTATTTTGTGATTTATAATAGTTAAGTGCAATAAAACCAATTAATATAACGGCTAAAATAAGAATGATGGAAGAGTCCATATGAATTGTATGAAGATTATATATTTTTTTTTGATTTTTTAAATTTTTTATTTTTATTATAGTTTAATATATAAAAAAGTAATAAAAATAAATAATATATTATAATAAACATGAAGTTATCAGATAAAAGCAGAAAACTGATGTTATTTTTTACTAAAAATAAACATATTAATGAAGTTCATCAATCAAAAAAAACCGAAACTACATTAAAAGAATTATATAATGATATTTTTGATTCATATAAATATTTAATGCAATTAAAACAAAAATCTAATGCGTATTTTTCATTTAATATAAAAAAACTAGTAAATGCTAGTCAAATAACTAGACCACAAAATTTCAATTCTAAAAGTTTTCCTGATATTGTTAGAAAACATATTGATCATTTATCAATGTCAGAATTAACATATACTTTTTCTCTCTTTGGACGTTCAATCAAAGTACATTTTATAGTAGAAGATGAGAATGTAGAATTAAAATTAGACACATATCATAGATATGTTGATATAATTATTATGTGGTTATATATATTAAATGAATATGCATCAAAAACGTGTTCTAATACACTGATTGTTTATTTATATTTTACTTCACTTGAAAAAAAGTTACCAAGTTCTAATATTTTTATATTAGATGAAATAAATGTAAATACAGCATTTACTACAACTTGTCCTAGAGATTCAGAGATTGTTGTTTTTCGTAAAGAAGAATGGTTTAAAGTATTTATTCATGAGACATTTCACAATTTTGGGTTGGATTTTTCCGATATGAATAATAATGAAGCACATCAATGTATATTAAAAATATTTAAGGTAACTTCAGATGTAAATTTATTTGAATCTTATAGTGAATTTTGGGCTGAAATTATGAATGCATTATTTTGCAGTTTTTTTTCAATAAAGGATAAGACAAATATTGAAGATTTTCTAGAACATTCAGAGTTTTTTATCAATTTTGAGAGAACATATAGTTTTTTTCAAATGGTAAAGATCCTTCAATTTATGGGACTAACTTATAATGATTTATATTCAAATACTTATAATAGTCAAATGATGAGAGTTAATTTATACAAAGAAAAAACAAGTGTATTGTCTTATTATGTAATTAAATGTATTCTAATGAATAACTATCAAACTTTCTTAACATGGTGTAAAAAAAATAATTTCTCTCTAATGCAATTTAAAAAGACAATTTCTAGTCAGAGAGAATTTTGTAAATTTATAGAGAATAATTATAAAATAAGATCAATGTTAGAAGGAGTTAAAGAAACAAATTATTTTTTAGGGTCAATAGATAGAAGTAATAAATCTGCAAATTATAAATATATTCTCTCTAATTTGCGTATGAGTATTTGTGAATTGTGTTGAATTTGTAAATTTTTATTTATTATTTATATATTTTAACAATGACATTTGCAAAAGTTCTGACCAGACAGACATTTTCTTTTACAGAAATCTCCATTTTTATTCTTCTTCTGGCACACATAGGTATAAGTGCAATTAGGCCCACGTTTTTTATTTGATTTCCATGCTGCAATTGATGCGTCGAAATCAAATACGAATTCAAGCTCATTTAAAAGAGTTTTAGTCTGACTTCTTGTCTGCATCTTTGATATAATTGTGCATTTAATTATTTGGATAAAAAGCATTTCAATTTTTTATAGGGAACCAAGGTTCCCCTATGACCCCTCCTTTCTAACTAATTTAATAACAAATATATAAAAATATATAAAAATATAAGGTTTAATTTGTTATAAAGGAGGGATCATAGGGGATCCTTGGTTCCCTATTTAAAAAAAATTGACAAATTTAAATCTGAATTTATTAAAGATAAAAAGATAAGATGGGTATTCGTTATTTAAACCGATTTTTAAGAGATAACGCATCATGTGCAATCAAAGCTATTTCTCTTTCGGAATTATCAGGTAAAAAAATTGCAGTAGATATAAGCATTTATATGCACAAATATGCAGCAGAGGACTCATTAATTGAAAATATGTATGCAATGTTATCTATGTTTAGACATTACAATATCACGCCTATATTTGTTTTTGATGGTAAACCTCCTGCTGAAAAAAAAGAACTATTATTAAAACGACACGAGGATAAGAAGAATGCGCTAAATGAGTTTTCTAAACTTCAAAAATTATTAGAAAACAATGATGACATGGAAGATTGTGAAAAGCAAGAAATAGTGGGGCAAATGGATATATTAAAAAGAAATTTTGTAAAGATTCACAAAAGTGATATTGAAATAGTGAAGGGATTGATTAGAGCTTATGGTGGTACTTATTATGACGCACCTGGAGAGGCAGATGAGGTTTGTGCTCTTCTTGCAACAAAAGGTAAAGTATGGGCAACTTTAAGTGAAGATATGGATATGTTTGTCTATGGTTGTCCTCATGTAATCAGATATTTAAGTTTATTAAATCATACTGCTGTATTATATGATATAAAAAAAATATTACAAAATTTAGGAATTACACAAAAGGAGCTGAGAGAAATTTGTATATTGTCTGGTACAGATTATAATAGTTTAAATAATGATTCAAAGAATTCGCATAACTTGAATGTTACATTGAAACTATTTAAAAAGTATTTTAAGGAAAAGAAAAAACAAGAGAATATAGAATTTTACGATTGGTTACTTGAAAATACAAATTATATTGAAGACTATGATTTATTAAAAAAAATTTATGAAATGTTTGATTTAAGCAAAAATCATAAAAATGTGCAAGTATTTGATTCTATTAGAATTGCAAATGGTCCTATTTTAAAAGAAGAAATACAAGAAATTCTTAAAATGGATGGATTTATATTCCAATCCACCTTTTAAAAAAGGTAGATCCAAAACTGTTGTTATTATTTTGCGCCACTTTTATAAAAGGTGGATTGGGTTTGATTATAAATAAATTATTTTTGTTTTTTATTATAAAAAGTAATATTATAAATGTTAGATTTATTTAATAAAAAATATGATATGAAAACATTAGAAAAATATATTCATGAAGTTAAATTAATAGATATATTAAAAACACAAACAATAGATATTAAATTTGTGGTCCGTTTCATTTTAAATTCTAAATATCAATTGAAACAAGGTGATAACATAATAGCACCAGATATAATAAGATATCAACCTCATATTAGTTATGAAGATTTGCAAAAAGCACTACAAAAAGATGATTCAGATGATGAATAAGTTTTTTAATTATTAAAAATAAAAATGATGTAATCTTTTTAGACTACATCATTAAAAATAAGAGTTAGTTAAGTTAATAGAAAAAATAAAATAATATATACTGACTTACCTTCTAGTCAACTTTTAAAAAAGTTGATCAAAACTTTTTATAAAAGTGAATTTATTATTTTGGCTACACCTTTTTAAAGGTGGAATATTTTTGCTCCACTTTTTCTAAAAGTGGATTAAGCAGTGACAGAGGCAACAGCAGCAACCTCAGCCTTGACAGCCTTTGCAAAATGAGGAGACATGTACTTCTGGAGGTTGAAATAGGTGAGCTCATCAGTAGTCTTAAGCTTCAAAAGAGTAGAAAGCTTCTTATCAGGGTTAATCTTGCGACCATTGCTAGGATCCTGGAGCTTGTTCTCACGAATGTATGTGTTAATCTCACGAGTGACATCAGTACGAGCCATCTCAGTTCCCTTGGTCTTTCCAAGGAAAGAAGCAAGCTCATCAGAAATCTTGGTGGGCTTTACAAATCCAGAAGGAGCACGGTTTCCAGCCTTTCTCTTTCGGCGGTTAGTCTGCTTCTGGGCAGTCTTGACCTCACGAGTCCACTTCTTCTCAAGAGCTCTGTACTCAGCCTTGAGTGCAGAAATAGAAACACTAATCTGTTGAAGCTTAGCTAGAAATTCAATAGATTGCTCGGCAAGAGGAACTTCCTCTACAGCGGCAGAAACAACAACATCAACAGGGGCAGAAGCATCAACAGAAACATCAACCTTAGGGGTCTTAGGCTTTCGTGACTTCTTCTCAACAACAGGGGCAGTAGTAACAACGACTTGTTCAGTCTCAGCAGTTTTAACAGACGATTTCTTTGGCATCTTATTATACTATATACTAATAATTACTTTTTAAGTGATTTTAAGCAAATAATATATATTGTTACGATAATATGGTAATATACAAATATTTGTCTATGTGTATTATAAAATAATTTCCCTACATTTATTTAAAAATGTTCAAAACTCTGAAAAAGCCAAGGAAGAGATGTAGCAGCTTCGGTATTGACCAAAGTTAAGGCACCTAGTATATAATAGGCGCCTAATGACTTACTATCATTATTTATTCCGCTATTTACGAATTTTTCCATTAATTCTAATACTAATTTTTTTACATTAAATAGCTCAGCTTCAGTGTGAAGATATTGAATACTTAAATTACGAAATGGATCTCCATGAGGAGGACATATATTTCTTTTAACTTCATTGCTTAATTGAGCACGATAATTCCAAATATCATTCAATTCTTTTACAAATTTTACTATCTGATTTCTATTCAAAGAGAGAAACCATTGATAATTAGAATAATTACCAAGTACATCAATATGTTGAAATAATTGTAATGCTCTCAATTCTAATGCTTTTTCCATTGAGAGATTTTGTGTATCATCTTCATAATGTAAATTAATTTTAATTTTCAGAATTCTACTTAGACGAACAACAGATTTAATTGTTTTAATAACAGCCTGTGGAATAAGATTTCTATTATATGGATTACGAACAGATTCAATATCTTTTGATTTTAAAAATAAATTATGGAGAGAAATTATATCAAATCCATATATAAAACCATCTATATCTTTATAACTTAAAAATTGATGAAAATTTATTTCTTCTATAGGCTCCATCGTAACAAAATCATCTGTATTTGTACATATTTTTCTATTAATACATGCAGGACCATGTAAAGACTTGTATTTTTTTACAATTAATCCTCTAAACATTTTTTGAATTTTAATAATACATGATGAAAAATATAAATACGAAAAAATTCTTAACACTAATTGCGGTTTATTTCCACTAAGTTTTAATTTATATTCTTTTGCAATAATTTTTAATTGTGGTAAACTATAATTATATCTAGTTATGTCATTATAGCTTTGAATTGTTGGAATAACAATACATTCATCTGTAATTTTTAATGGTTTTTTAATTACTTTCATTTTATTTTCAGATTTTTTTGTAATACAATCCATATATTCATCAATTACCTCTTTACTTGTCTTTTTAAAAGTATCCATATATATAATATACATATTTTCTTTTTAACCAAGTTTTTTATATATTAATATATTTTAAAAATAAAAAATAAAATGCTTACCATATATCGTAAGAAAAACTAAGATATTATTTATTTTGTATTTATAATTAAAAAAAAAATTGATTTAAAGATAACCTTGTTATATAAAGTATATTACAAGACAATGGCAAGCGCAATTCTAGACGGAACTAATATTGATACCAGTGTATTCTCTTACTCTGCTCCAAAGGCCAACCCGGCTGGAGGAAAAGTAGTGAATCTCTATAATAAGAATTATAAGGAATCTCTTACTTTCAGCACACCATTAATCCTAACGTGGGGTGCTCAAGAAGGAAAGGATCAACAGGGAAATTTTACTGGAAAGTGGACTATGTCACTTCAGTTTCCTAATTCAGAATATCCTAATGCTGATTGTGAGGCATTTCTAAGAGAAATTAAAAAGATTGAGACAAAGATTAAGGAGGATGCAATTATTTATTCTAAGGATTGGTTTGGAAAGGAAATCAAGAGCATGGAAGTTATGGAAGA